ACATCAACTCCTTTTGTAGGACTGTAAGTTCTAAAGTCTGGTAAATCAAACCTTTGCTCACTAAATCCAAAATCATCGCCAAGTTCAACAAGTGCATCATCTTGAGCATTAACAGCGTCAATTGTGTCACCATTTACATGAGTATCTATAGTTGTTCCATCTTCACCACGCCTTACTGTGATATTATTTCCACTAATTTCTTTAATAAACATCAATTCATCACCGATTGCAATATAGGTATCAAGAACTAAACTTGATGTATCCTGAACTAAGAATTTAATTTGAGTTTTTGTGATATCCTCTGCAAGTGATGTAACTGCATCATCATTATAATCTTTGAGTGCTCTTGGTTCTGCAATATACCTCTTCGATCTTGTTGCAGTTCGAGTGTTAGTATCTGTATTGTAATCAAGTTGAACTTTCTTAATGAGTCCTGAACCAGAATCTGATACTGGGCCAAATAGATAAGTTTTTGCAGTAAATGATAATGTATGAGTTATGATTCGTTTTTCATCATATCCACTATCATAATTATCATCAAAGGTTACACTTTCTAATACCATTGGTATATCTCTTTTTTCACCTATTGCCTTAACTAGATCTACAGTTAAGTTAAATGATGGTTGAAAGAATGGTAATATTTGTTCAATAATTTGTAAAGAATCTTCATTATATTGAGTCATTGCATATAACTTAAAACTTAAATTGTAAGGAACTGGCATAAAAACTTTTCTTGCACTCTTTGATCCATCTTTTGTAAATGCTTTAAAAGTTTGCATTGTTGAAACTTTTCTTGCAGGATCATATGATATACCGTCCATTTCAAATGCTAGACGAGGTAAAGTTATTGCAACTCTCTTTCTTAAATCTGGTTTCTGTTCTAATCTTGCTAAGAATTTTTCTGTTGGGCCATAAGCAATCGGAACCCTTACAGTTGAAAATGCTCCACCTGCAGCAGTCTGATGTTTTATATCAATTGTATTAAAAAGTGTACCAAAGGATATAATAGTCCTTCTGATTATTTCATGGTAATAATAGGTTCCTAACATATCTTAAACAGGACTTATCCAAACTATTTAGAAATCACCGAATGGGTTGTCTTCAGTAAAGTCTATAATTGAGTCTGCTTCGGACTCTACGACTATATTTTCGTTGTAATTATCGAACTCATCCTGATCAGAAACATCTCTTACAATGTACTTAGAATCTGATCCTAACATGGTTGTTCCGATACCAACAACTGCTTCCCCTTGTGCAAATCCACTTCCAGCAATATTTGTAACTTTGAGAATTCTTGTATCTCCATCCCAATCTGAAACATATGCAGTTGTTCCTGTTGAAACTCCTCGAACCAATTCTTTAAATATATAATTTCCAGTTGCAAATCCAACTGCTGCTGGTGGTGATATTGTAAGAGTTGGAGCTGTAGTGTAACCAAATCCAGCATTTGAATATCTGATTGATGCAAGTTGACCGAGAGTATTGATAATTGCAATTGCTTGTGCGGTTGACCCTACTCCAATATTAGTATCTAAACCAACAGGATTGAAAGTTACCGTAGGAACCGCACCATAACTAGCACCAGGATCATTAATAGTTGGTGTTGAGAGTGTTCCTTCAGATATAATTGCAGTTGCTGCAGCACCAGTTCCAAATACATTTTGACTTCGAATTGTAACTGTTGGTGGGACAGTGTAAGCAAAACCAGGATTTGTTAATTCAATACGATCTATTGATTGTCCATTTTGACCACTTCGACTAGTCATGATTGCAACAGCAGTTGCATTAATACCGTCACTTGGAGCAGATGATATACCAACTAATGGTGGAAGTGTGTAACCTGTTCCATCATTAATTAAATCAATCTTAGCAATACCTTTACCAATGTTAGTATTTCCTGCATTTTTAGATAATTGAACGGTTGCTGATGCAGTTGATGCAGCGATACTAACCATACTTATTCTAGTTGTGTATCCAAACTCTACAGCTGCTTTATCTACTGCCTCTATTCCAGTATCAATATTTTCATCAAGAGCATAATCCATGACCTCACAACTTAATGTGTAAACATAAAGATTATTCAATTGATAAAATGGTTTTTTACCTTCCACATATTTAATTTCAAACATTGTATTATCAAGAGGGAAGTATATTAAATCTCCTTCTTCTGGTCTTGTTGCTAATTCTATTTGATTATCTGAAAGTAAAAATGGACTAATAAAATCTTCATATCTTTCTTTTGATACTACAAATGTGACTGCATCTGTAGTTTGAACTCCAAATTTTTGTAAAATATCTCCATTACCTTCAAATCCTTGATAATTTAAAAGATAGGCCTCCATACGATAAGCATCATCAAAAGTTGATGCTGTTACCTCTTTTATGATTGTATTTTTATTTACTATTTTACGTGGAAGATAAACAATATCTTGCCCATAAATTTTTAGTTGCTCATTTATAAGGTCTTGAACTAATCTCTGTTCGTTTGT